CGAGTTTCAAACTTCAAAGGAACAAAGAAGCAATATGAAGAATTCAGGAAAATTTCAAAACCACCACCAGGAAAAGGAACAACTGCTTATACAAGATGGGGTACCAGAGATCACTTAATTAGACAAAATTTATCTTTTCCCTTGTTTTCTTCTGAGCCTCAAGTTGATGAGTTTTATAATCAAAAAGGAAGCGAATATTATTCTTATATTTTCATGCATGCTCAAGACCCCATCGAGTCTGGAGCGTCCTATCAGAAAAATCTTTTTACCAAAGTTGACAATAAAGTGATTCCTGTTATAAGAAATTTAGACTCTACTCAAAAACCTTATTTATTTGTAAAATCTTTTGATTGGTCAAAAACAGATAACAAATATGAAAGAGAAAGAAGATATTTCAATTCAAATTCTTTTACACCTTATGTTCTTGGTAATGTCTACAATTGCACAATCAAAACGACCTACATGGTTCCATTCCTATACCCCGGAATGATTGTTGGTATCCAGCCCTATCTTGGAACTGATGATTCAAAAGATTTTAAACAAGGAAAGATTGATAAAACCGTTGGGTGGGAACTTGGACTAACCGGTTTTTATCTTATTACAAAAATAAAACACACAGTAACAGACAAAGTAGGAGATGGCTTAATTCAAGGAGAAACGGAAATTGTTTGTAAAAACATCCTCTCGCTTCAATCCACAATAGAAGCAAAGAGTAATGTAAGAAGTAAGGATTGTGAAAAATATGTTGCCTTAAGCGAAGACATCTTGTTGGCAGGAAATGAAACAAACAAAACAGATGAAGTTGGTGGAATTTCAACCGGGCAGAGTGCAGCCACAACAGTTCAAATAGAAGTTACCGAAGAAGAAAAAGAAGAAATTCGCACAGAAAATCTATCAGGATGGGAAAAAGCAGCAGAATTCTTCGATGATGCTTATGAATCAATTGGGATAGATATTAACGCTTTTGATGATGATTAAAAAAACTTTGAGGTACAACAAATGACAATTTTTAATGGAAAAAACAACCAATCATCTTTTAATTCTTATTATAATAGATCGGTTTACAACAATAATGCTTATGGTGAGGACCAAACTGAAGATCCGATTGAATCAAAGGATCTTACCCTTGGTGAAAACAAACACTACGGTTTGGTTGATTTAAAATATAATTTTATTATTCCAAATGAAGACACCCTCTCCTCCCATCAGTCTGAAGGTTTTTCAGTAGACAAGGGACTACCTTTTGTTGTTGATATGTTTGCTGATTTAAAAACAATTATGTCGAGAGCTGATATTCTAAAATGCACACTAGAGTTTGACATAGGAGCAAATAGAACCTATGAATCACCAATAGATGATTATATCAACTACATTAGTGTAGTAATTGAAGAATATATTCAAAATGGAATTTTAGAAACAACAACGAACTTAGGAAAAAGAATTGCTAGCAACAGTATAACAGATTATAAATCATTTGTCAACAGTTTCATAGAATATTGTGAACACTCTATGGTAGGAAAACCAATAACCTTCACAGGATTTCTAGCTTCAAGATTTAGTTCTAGGTTTAATTCTGGATTGGCAATCCAATGGACTCAAGCTGATCCTAGTGTTGATCAACCAAAGTTTGATGAAATAATAAACACTAAGGCTTTTAAGATTTTTAAAAATGTCTTAAGACAAGTAGGATTCTGTTTTGATTTCCACAACCCATCAGTAATTATAGCAGATTTAGGATCTCCTGCTATAATTCCATATATGAAGAATTATAATATCTCATCTTATGAAGAATTATTTAGTGTATATTATACTAATACTAATATTATTAATATTAATATATTATATGATATATTATTAAGTAAATATAATAATTTTGCATATCAATACGAATATGATAAATTTATAACAGAACATTGTTCTAGAAATAGAGTTGGATTTATACAAAGAAAAGTAGAATTTGATAAAAACCTAGAAAATGACATTGAAACTTTTTGCATTTTAAGAAATATAGAAATGAGCATTCCCTACACAGCTAAACAACTGAAGAATTTGATAAAAAAATCAAAAAAGATTCAAAAAAAATTTGACAAATCAACTTCAATCGATTATATTAACTCTGTGTTTAAAGAAGTGCTTTTGAATTTTTCTTATGGATCAAAAGATTTACAAAGAAAGATAGCAACACTTGAACAACAAAAACTCGGAGGATTAAATGAACAAACACCAAGTGTTTCAAATTATTGATGACAAGAAAGAATGCAGAGGATATTTTGCAGATGGAAGAATGAGATTGAGAGATCTTCCTAACTCTCTCAACACAACATGGGATTGGTCACCATTGATTGGCGACAAAGATGTTAAGCTTGCAAGATTGTTTGCTTATGGTCAGTCAATCCAAGAAGCATGCCCCGATCACCTAAAAGAAAGATTGGAGATAAGAGAGAGAAAGATCAAGGCTCACTTGAAATCTTTCATTTCATCCAAAGTAAACCTTTCAGATGTTTGTTTTTACAAACTAGTTCCCGAGAAAGACATTCAACATTACTACAGTCTTCTTAACGAGATCACAAAATGGGTAGTCGAAAACAATGAGAAGCCTCAAAACTATCGCTTAATGCACAATATTAATATTATGTGTAAAGAAATTGCACAACAAGAAATTAGATTTAATCGATACAAATGGAAACAACATGCCCAAACAGATCAGAAAGCAATGTATCTTGTTAAGTCTCATTGGGAAGGAAAATCATTTGTTGATTACAACCCTTGGGGAACCGTTACAGGACGCTTGGGCTTGAACCAAGGGTCTTTCCCTATCCTCAACCTTAAGACCTCACTGAAGGACATTATAGAGCCTAAGTGGGATTGCTTTGTAGAACTTGACTTTAATGGTGCCGAGTTAAGAACCCTACTACACCTGTCCGGGCACCCACAACCCACAGGAGACATTCATGATTGGAATCAAACTAACATTTTTAATAATTCTATTGAACGAGCTGATGCTAAGAAAAAGATTTTCGCATGGCTCTATAACCCAACTTCAACAGCAGTTGCTACTGACTACTATGACAAGTCAAAGGTCTTGGAGAAACATTATGAAGAGGGAATTGTATCTACTCCGTTTGGAAGAACAATACCTTCAGATGATTTCCATGCGCTTAACTACCTTATCCAATCTACATCTTCAGACAATTTCCTTGACAGAGCCTGTGCAATCCACAGATACTGTAGAGGACTCAAAACAAATGTAGCTTTTCTTGTGCATGATTCAATTGTGTTAGATGTTCCACTTGATGAAAAAGCAAGAATAAAAGAAATTGTTGAGATTTTCGAGAATACCAAGTTAGGAAAATTCAAAGTGAATATCAACGTTGGAAAGAACCTTGGAGAACTAAAATGAAAAAATGTACAAAATGTGGAATTGAAAAAAATCTTGACGAATATCATAAAAACAAAATGGGAGCTTTTGGAAGACAAGCAGAGTGTAAAGAGTGTAAAAAAAAACATTTCTTACGAAATAGAGACAAGATTATAAAAAAACAAAAAGAATACGAGAACAATAACAAAGAAAAAATAAAATTAAAAGATCAAAAAAAGTATCTTAAAAATAAAGAATACATACTTGAACGAAATGCTAAATATCGTGAAAAAAACAAAGAAAAGATAGAAGAATATAGAAAAAACAATAAAGATTTTATAAACAAAAGAAATAGAATAAACTATAAAAAACAAGTAAGTATACAGCCTGCCTGTATCTATTCAATAAGGTGTGTAAAAAATAATAAAGTCTATATTGGAGAAACAATTCGAGGAAAAATGAGATGGTCTAGTCATCTTACTAAACTTAGAGGTGATTATCACCCAAACAGTAAACTACAAGAAGATTATAATAAACACGGAGAAGATTCTTTTGAATGGTTAATAATAAAAGAAACATCAAAGGATAAGAAAACACTTTTACTCGAAGAAGCAAGAGAAATTCAAAGAAGAATAAATAATGGAGAGCAACTTTATAATCTGATGCTAACAATAGAACAATTAAAAATGCTTAAAGAAAATCAGGAGGAAAAATGATAACAATTGGACTTGGAAACGCTGGAATAAACATATGCCGTAAGCTTGAGAATTTGGGCAAATTTAAGACCGTTGAGCTCCATGGGGGTAAAGGGTTGCCTGAGCGTCAAACACACGAAGATTACGAAAATAGCGTCCCTAAATTAGGAAATAAACTACGACTTGGTAAAGATAATGATTTGTGGTTTATTGTATGTGGAGCTGCAAGAGTTTCTGGTGCAACCTTGGCAATTTTAGAACAAATCAAAGATCGCGAGGTTAAGGTAATGTACATTGTGCCCGACTCATTTTTTATGTCTGCAACACAAAAATTACAACATAAGGTTACATTTGGAGTTCTACAAGAATATGCAAGATCTGGAATGATTCATTCGTTATGGCTTGTTGATAATAAAGAGGCAACAAAAATAGTTGGAGAAGGAGCATTAGGATCTTACTATGATAACACTAATTCAGCAATAGCAAATTTTCTCGCAAACTATAATTGGTTTAAAAATGCAGAACCAATTGTTGGTAACCTACATGAACCAAAAAACATATCAAGAATTAGAACTGTCTCAATCGGAGAGATAGAACAAAATGAAGAAAAATTATATTTTTTACTTGACAACATAACAGAATCATGTTATTATTATAGTATAAGTTCTGAAACAAAAGAAAATGATAAAAAACTTCTTTCAAGAATCAGATCTTATTTGGAAAACAAAAAAGAAACAACTTTTGGAATTTGGGAAAACGGGTCTAACCGCTCTTTTTTCTATTCCATCAAATTTACACATTACATCCAAGAATAAAAATAAAAAAAATTACTTGACAAACTTTTAGAATGTGTTATAATACAATTACTCAAACAAACAATGGAGGTAAACATGAGTGAAAAAGAAATTTTAAGAAAAAATGAACGAGATCTTCGTTTAACTGCTTTTCATATGGCTAGAGAAATCTTAACAGAACAAAGACACACTTTGCTTCAAACAGGTAACAAGGTTGTAGCTCCAACAACAGAGGAGATTCAAAACGAAGCAGAAAAGATTTTAACTTTTTTGAAAAAATAACTTGACAAAATTAATTTAATGTGTTATAATATAAACACTTAAAACAAAAAGCTTCATTAAGCTTGCTCTTACATCGCCGGAAAAAAAAATAAAAAAAATTACTTGACAAAATGTTGAGAACATGTTATACTAATAACACGATGGTTGTTTCGAGATTCAACCGAAATTCAAATCTCAAAAATTTAACTAATGACAATCAAAATCTAGGAGGATATATGTCTACAAATAAATTCACACTCAATGCTAACGTTTACACCGGAAGCTTCACAAAGAAAGATGGAACTACAAGAACAATGCGTTTCTTGAAAGAAAATGCTGTTCCTAGCTCTCTTCGAGGATCTGGAGTTAAACCACGTTATCTTGATTCTAAGCACGAAGTAGTGTTTGATCTTGACCAAAATGGTTGGAGAGTTTTTAATCACAACACTGTAATTGAAAAGCCTTCATTTTCAAGACAAGAAGTAACTATCAACGGATAGTCTCTCAAAACACTAACTTTAAATAAAAAAAATACGTAAGTTTTAATAACTTCCTCCGTGTTGTTTGCCAAGATCACCAACCTGAAAAAAAACTTGGCCCTCTTTATCTTCCTATTACAAGGACTGTAAATGGAAGCGATTTCGGTTGAGATACAAAGTATCTTTGCCTTAGACAGTAAAGTCAATAATAACATTAAAGGAGTAAATTATGGCACTAAA